CCCTCAATGCCCATGTGCTTGTTTGGACTGTCATGCTAGAGGTGTGCTTGCAACATAGGCGTTTGGTAAGAACTCAGCAGATAAATCAGCAAGTCGTGCAGTCAACTGCATATTGGCATCTTGATATAACTCAGGGGCATCCTGCTCTGCGGCAAGATACAACATTGCTTGGTATAAAATGATGTCGTGATACGCGGAATCAACTAACGGTACGTCAGTGTTAGCAGATAATGTTTGGGGGGTTCTTATGTAGGAGAATTCAACAGTCCCTATTACATCTGGAACAGCGTTAAACTTTATAGACTTGTTTGGCTTTATTGTGAACTTGGTAGGAGTACCACTGGTTGAGAGGGTGTTATCAAAATTCTCCCACGGAACGTGTTGGAGATAGAATTTTGAACTGCCTGACGTAGAGTGGATAAAAGAACTGGTATCCCACCGTCTTAAAGTGGGGGATAAGGCCAGATCACCTACAGGATCGTAGGTTTGGGAATCCACAACAGTGTTAAAGCTACCCTCTTGCCACAAAAAATTCCAATCCCTCTTGTTTTGTACTGCTACCCACGCTCTATTAACCCAGTTGACCACCTTCTTTTTTACACCAGTTTGGGAAACAACAGATAAGACCCCAGTTTCATTAAGACCAGATTCTTTTATCAGAGTGTCACAGAGCGTGAGATAGTTCATTTAAGCTACCTTGGTGTATGGAAAGCGTTTGATGTCGCGGGTAATTTCTTCGCCCTTAGTGTCTCGCTCAAACGTAGTAATAATACAATCGTCTAACATGGTTAAAAGTGCGGAGGAGACGTTAACTTCCTTCTCGCGCTGAATCTGGTATGCCACCCCGTTCATCTGGGCAACTACATCCCCAGTATCTTCCTGAGTATTATGAAAAATAACTTTTGAACGTCTAGACCTGTCGGCTCTTTCTTTAACTAGAGGTTTTTTAGTTTCCATGAGAATCCTTTCTTAAAATTAAATAAAAATAAAAGAGCCGCCAACGAGGGCGGCCCCAATACCTACTTGACACTGACTCCTAGTCAGTTACAGCACACTCTAAACGAACCATATATAGCTCATTTAAAATAACAGTACCCGTGTATGCTTTCCAACCGATGTGACCACGTTGACCCAAAGGGTCTGACTCACTAGGGTGTGGATTAACAACAGACGGGGTGATAGAACTTCTACCTTTTAATGGAACAATTCCGAAGGCGTCACGCGCTAAGAACAACGCTGGGTATACATCTGCTGATGTTCCCGTGGTTGAAATCATAGACCCTTTAGCACCACCACCATCAGTCCAAGGAGCGAATACAGTCGAGGTTAGATATCTAACATCCTCTACCTTTCCGATCTCAGACTCATAAGGAGTGAGTTGCCCATACTTTTCAGTAGGTGTAAACCCCGCCATAGAGCGGATGTCTCCTTCCATATCAGGATGTACTAGACAAATGAATGAAGGAGCGACAGCTTCAGTACCGTAACTTGGTGTAGAACGAACAACCTTAGAGATTGCTCTAGCGTTCTGACGCTTTAAATCACGCGTAACCTTGCGTTGCTGAGTTAACGAGATAGCTGTGTTCACAGCACTTCTAGCCGCACCGTTAGTCCATCGAACAGAAGTACCAGCTTTCAAAACATTAAAACGTAAAGTTTCAATTGTTTGTGCGGCTTGTTCGCCCAAAATCTCAACAGACTCCTGTAGAACAGGGTCTTCGTGGGTGTCTTGCACAACATCAGTGATGGTAACTAAATCACCGTGTTGAGCCAATGTCACGGCCTTATCGGTGACAGACAACTGTTTAGACGTTGGGGTAACACCCTCCGTCAGCGCGGTTGTCGCTACAGCCAGACTATCGTATCTACGAAACTTAATAGTCTTAGATGATTTAGTTGGGATAGGTTTCGCCTGTCCAAACTTTTCAATTACTAAGTAAGGCAATGCCCTCTTCAGTAACTCTCTTTCTGCGTATGCCGCAGTACGTGGGGTGATGTCCCCATATTCAGTATTAGCCATTTTTAAATGTCCTTATTCAAAAAATTAATTAACGTCTATACGCTGTTTTTAAGTCAGGGTCATTTCGCTCAAGGTAATCGAAGACAGCGTCTGGATCACTTGGCATACCACCAGAAACACTCGCGTTGTGTTTCGATGAAGGCGTAGTTCCCTCTGCTAATTGCTTTCCTCGTTTTTCCTTGATCCTTTCGACCTCTGACTTCCCAGACTTCACAGGGGTGCTTCCATCTCTAGAACTATGAAAGTACTGGAGTAGTTGAATTGCGTCCTGTGCGTCATCTGAGTTAACTAGTTGTCGGATGGGTGTGGCGAGACCCGAAACCCAAGAAGAAAATTCTTCTGAGTTAACTTGATCTTTCCAATCTGGATAAGTGTCAGACAACACCTTTTCTTGCAGAGCTTTACCTCTAGCTTTTTCAGCCGCAAAAAGGGGTTGGACTATCTTATTTACAGCTTGTTCTACATTTCCATTTCCGACTGCCGCTGGTCTATGGCTCACCAGAGCCTCAACTGCGGCTTTTGCCTTCTCTTCATCTCCAGAGTAAAGATCGTCCACGATCTTTCCAGAGTCTAGTTGAGGAGGTTTGGCAACAAGTCTAGGTGCAACCTGCCGCGCCTTCAGCGTGTTATTAACTTTCTGAAGTTCATTTATTTGACGCTGTAGAGCGGACACTCTTCCCTCGTCCGATTTGTACTTGTGCTGAAGAGTCTCAAAATCCTTCTTTAACGCGCCAAAATCACTTGATGGGTCTGGGGATTCCTCAACAACAACACTTTCTTTATCGGCACTATCGGCAACAATCTCCGTAGTCACCTCTTCAACAATATCCTCCGAAGTCTCTGCTTCAGCGGTCACCTCTGCGACAGCCTCAACTTTATCCTCAGAATCCTCGTTAAAAATGGCGTCTAATTCTGCCTCGTCAACCTGACCTTCCTTTAGTTCCATAACACTTCCTTGTGTAGCGGCTGTTTAAAGCGGCTATTTATCCATAATCAACACTTACAGAACTACGGATTCCAGACTGTGTGTCCTTCGGTAGTTTTGAAAGTTCCCTAAATGCTTTAATGTAACCACGAATGAACTGTGTCTCTGCGTGGCTCATAGATGCCGACTCTAAAGTAGAAGTCGCTATCTCTAATTCTTTACTATAGAAATCTGTAACTGCACCCCATGTGGCTGAACGTGGATCAACCTCCATCAGATACCGCTACCCATTTTCTCTTTCATTGCCATCTCTAATCTGCGGTTATTTTCTCGCATCATGTCTACTCCAATCTTCTTGTCTGCAACCTCACCACGGTAATTCTCACCCAGTGCTTTCGCCTCTGATGATCTCTGTGACGCCATGTCAGCTTGCTGTAACTTAGCCATTGCAACCTGCCCGTCTTGTTGTAACTGGGCTTGTTTCAACTGACCGTCTTGCTGAATCTGTTGCTGTTTCAACTCAAGGTGGGCTTGCCCTAGTGGATCAACGGGCTGTTGCTGTTGTTGCATTTGCTGTTGCATCATCTGTTGTTGCATCTGCATTTCTTGCTCAATCTCAGCGTCTGTTTTGACCACTTCGTTTGGATCGATCTGCATGGATGTGACTACCCGTCTATAAAGGGCAGGTACGTCAGTTAGAGGTTGGAGCAAAGGACTTCCTGCTATGTTGATTAACGCCATAGCATTCTGTGCTTGCATCTCTTTGACGATTAGATGAGAAGAGCCACGGGCATGAATCTTCATGTCCCCCTTGGACTCTTCGTTCTCAGAAAACTGCATATTCCAATCATACAAGCGTTGGATAAACGGTAAGGTTATACCGTCATCCCAAGCTTTGATCGCTCTCCGCAACACCGTGTTCGCGGAGTTCATAAGAATGGACATCCCTGTCGCTGTGTTGACGGGCTGTGCGCCCGCCTCTCCCTGTGCTACTGAAGGTAATCCAGCCTCTTCATCGGCTAGTTCACGTGCGACATTAAACAAGGCAAGCAACTCCTGTAGATGCCCGTTAATCTCAAACGTACCAAAGGCTTGTTGAACATTTGCTGTCAACCCCTTTGCCCTCCAAATCTTTCTTGGGCGTATAGCCCAATCACCATCAACTGGCTCAACTGAACCCTCATTGATGACAATCTGTGGTGCAGTGGACAGTCCAGCATTGTCCATTGCCATTCGCCAACTGGCATTCATTGCCCTCTGACTGTTATTCATTAATCGTGGAACCCCAATCCCAAAGAGGGACGTTCCTGATTGCTCCCATGTAAACACGGAATATGGCATATCCTCTGTGTCTAGGATGTTCATAGTTGCCCTGATGACCTTACCGTCAACAAACCACACGATGCCACTGACAACGTCTAACTCATCTTCCTGATCACACTCAACACCACAAGCCTCAAGGTCTTTCTTGTCAAGCTCACCGTGGTATTCCCAAACCTCGTAGCGAGTTGCTTTGGCTAGTGATATGCCCGCCATACTCCGCATCTCTTCCAGATGTGTAGCGGTTGGGGTATCTTCACCCTCCCCTATCAGGATGTCGTTTATCTGACCAGCTAAGTAACCCTCTTGCTTGGCAAGGCCGCGTAACTCTTTGCGCGACATTACGTGCCGTTGGAGTACATACTCTGCCTCGCCAATCTTTCTAGCTGACATATCTGGAAAGAAATCCCATGGATCGACACGCTCACACGTTGGCCTCTTGTCCATGGTAACTTCCAAAACCCGTGCAGTGTTACCGTTCTCGTCTTGGATGGAATTCCATCGCTTGGATATCCTGTCGTAGACAGTCACTCCTTTCAAGATGCCTGTACCCGTCAACACGGCATCGTGGATAACCTCTCTACAGACAGATGCCCAGTTGGCTTCTATAAGCTGATCGGCCATCTCGTCTTTCATCTTCTTGGCTCTGAGCGTAGCTTCTTTGACAACGCCAGCGGCCACATCCCGTTCTTGAACCTCGTTACCCTCTGGAGTCATACCCACGGGGGTTTCAGATTCTTGGAAGTCTTGTAACTCAGGTACTGGGGTTGGCCTGATATCCCAGTTACTATCGTCCGTGGGAAATAATATGTCGCTTATCCTAGCCTCGGCCGCGTTGACTTTAGGACGGGTGATGTTGGCGAACAACATAGAACCACCAGAGGCTTTGAGTCTGGCTTGCTCAACATCGGAGTACTCCCCGTTGAACTGCTTCAGGTCATCCATCCAGTTATCTTCGATCTCAGCCCGTTGGGCCACGGTCTCATCCGCTTTCAACTGTAAACTGACACCTAGAGCGGAGAGTCTCTCAGACGTCTCCCGATCCTCATTTAGTAGATCATCAATCTCTGCCATATAAGCGGCATCTGAATCTTCCACTTCTGGGAGATTCTCGAACTCATTGTCTATAATCTGGCTCAACTCTTCTTCCATTACTAGTCCCTGTCACCAGATGTCTGGTCTATTATAAAAGCCTCTTCTGTAGTCTCGACCTCGTCTTGCCACTTGAATACTAAATTCCCTTTAGATTCTATTGCCACAAGAGGTGCGCGGGGCTTTGCTTGGATGTAGCCTAAGATGTCGCTATACGCCTTGATCGCGGATGAGTACTGTCCTTCTCTCTCGGCCTTTCTGCCCACGCGGACTAAAGACCTGAGAGGACAACAACCAGCAGTAGTTAGGGCATTGGCGATGTAACTCTCACCGAACTGCTTCTCTTTATTCTTAACACCCTTCTTGCGACCCGACCCAGCAGTCTTCTTACGCTTGGGCTTGCGGGGCGTTGTTGCCCTCGTCATTTCTAAGGGTAACTCGTCTGTCTCTATGTCGAGGTCAACGATTTCTTCAAGGTCAACGTCAGTCATATGTTCTCTCTGGATGTAAAAAACCCCCTAACTGGGATTAAGGTCAGATAGGGGGTAACAACAAGTGGGTGAACGGAGAGGTCAAAACCACTAGCATAGATAATATTATAACAATAAAAAGGATTAATGGCAAGCATTTGCTCTTATGTAGGAAGTATCACATTCCCGTGATTAGTGTGGTAGCCTAAATCTATCTCCGCTCCGCGCCTTGCTCTGGATGCCTCCTCTAAAGTGTCGTGGCATCCTATGTGTAATCTTCTTCCGTTCTTCCAAATGAAGGAGTTGAACCTCCCCGTGGGCATCATCCGTACCCCTGTGACGCCC